AAACTAAACGAACAAAAAAGAATGAACAAAAAACTTCAAACAAAACATAATGTTCTTAAGATGATGGAATCAGTTAAAAAATTATCTGAAACTTTCGAACAAGAATTAGCGTCTGAGAAGTTTTTAGAAGAAAATATCGGGTTTCAACTTGTTGGAAAAACTAATAAGAAAAATTTAGTTTTCGAACATGGAACTAAACAAACAAAAATTTCACCTGAAGGATTATTAGTATGAGTTATCTAATCTACGTAAACGGTTTAGGACCTAATTACAAAGGTGATAATTTATATGAATTTATATTTTCAGAGAAAAAAGATGTTTGGGGAGAAAACTGGGATAGTAAACCTTCAAATGGTTACCCACAACCACCCGAATTAAAGTATGTAAAGAAAGTAGGAGTTCTGAAAAACACCGATGTAAAATTGGAGTTAATTCAGAACTCTGATTATTTTAGTATGATCGATGCCGTGGATGGAGTTGTTGCTCTGGCTTGGGAAAAGGATGACACGGAATCTGAAAGAATGGTTTTTAGATTTGGACAAACGGAAGATGAAATAAATGACATTTTATATTCAAGAGATTTAATTCTCTCAATAGATAAAAAAGAAGTATATGAAAATTAATAAGAAAGCCCTTGAATTAATTGAGAAAGGATTATCATCAGGAACAGTTTATAAATTAACTGAATCTCAGATTAATGATCTACATTCTAAATTAGTATCTGAAGTTACTATGGTTTCAAAAAGCGATAGTGATACAATTAACAGATTGAAAACCGAGAAAAAACCTTTTGAGGTATATGAAAAGGAAATGAAAGAAGACCAAGAAGATTCTATGGATTTTGAAAAGGGTGCGAGAAGTCAAGACCCTAAACAAGTTGGTCCATCAAGTAATGACGGTTTCGATAATTACGGAGATGGTACAGGTGAGTTCAATGAGTCTGAAACTAATAATAATGCATATGCGATTTGTCATTCTCAAGTAGGACCAAAAAAGTCGAGAAAATGGCAAAGATGTGTGAAAGCAGTAGAAAAACAATTGAAGGAAGGAAAAAATCCCGTATCTTTGTTTATAGAAAACAAAATTATGGAAATAGTATCAAAACACATACCAGCTAAAATGACAAAAGGAGATTTATTAAGATATGTTAATGAAGATGGTCCTGCAGTTGCACCAAGTAAGCCTAAAACAAGTCCAGGAACAAAACCAGGAAAACCAAATGTAAGTCCGGGTAAAAAGCCAGGTCATCCACTTAGGAATCCAAACCCAGGTGAAAAACCAGCACCAAAAGCTTCTAAGAAATCACATGAAGAAGCAAAAGATGAAGTTTTAGATTTAATAGTTCAAATTTTAAATAAATAATCATGGCAAAAAAAGTTAGAGAACAGATAGACTACGGAAATAGACCTGAAAGAATGGATCCTAATTTGGAAAGAAAATTAAGTGATCCTGAAAGTTTATATGGTAAAAATCCTGCCATGAAGAAAGGATCTGCCGATGTGGAAAGATTGGTTAGTTCGAGATTTAAAAAAGTCGCGGATAAGTTAAAACAATCAGCAAACATCCCCGATTTAAGTCCTCGTACAGTACAAAATCTTTACATGCAAATGATGTCAAGACTCCCTTATATTATGCAAGTGGAATCAAGACATAAAGAAGAACTTGAACAATTGGCAATCCAAGCATCTTTGGATGAAACCGAAGTTCCTGAGGGTTGGGTTGAGATTGATGCTAATTTAGGAACTCCAATCGATACTTCTAATTTTAGATATCAACCTGAAGAGCCCGAAGATGAGGAAGAAGAGGACGATGATGAAGAAGAAAAATTAGAAATGCCTTCTTTTGATATCGAAGATTTAACTGACGAAGAACAATTAGAATTAGAGAAACACAAAAGAAATATTATCAACGCGATTATTCAAGGAGCTGCGAAAAAAGGACATTATATCTTTCAAAAGCCAAGTGTAAAAAGAGTGTTAGATAGAATCGATCCACAATTATTCCCTCTTTATTTAGCAATAATGGCGGTTAATGACTACATGTATTTTACTCAAGAACAAATGATTGAAATGATGAGTCAGACTGGTCAAGGAGTTGCAGGTAAAGTAGAATTAGATCCTGGTGGTGATGAAGGAGAAGAAGGAGAAGAAGGAGAAGAGGGTGGTGGAGAAATTGATACTGTGATTAAAGCCGATGGGATGATTTTCCCAATCTTATGTCATGAAATTATAAAAGGTATTGAAGAATCAAAGGCAAGACACGGATTACCAAAGGAACCTGGAATGCGTCAAAAAGTACAAGGTCAAGTTGATACGTTAGCTAACGAGCCAATGCAACTTAGAATTGGACCTGAGATTGTTGAAAAAATTAGATTTTCTTTACCCGACCAAATGTTTGATGATGATAACAGGGGTCTAATAAACTGGTTCCATATCTTGTTATACCAAATTGATGCAACTGAATTCTTAGAAATTATCGGTAATGCAATTTCTGATGAAAAATCTAAAAACAAAAAAGCAACTGAAAGATTTGAAGAAATCATGAAGGAAGCTATGCAGATGAAAAGCGAGTTCGAAGATTATCAAGAGGAAAACGACATTGAACCAACTGATGAGGACGACGATGAAGGACTTGATGACTTCTTAGGAAGTTTAGGTATATCGAGACCCAAATAAGTCTCTGTGACAAAAGAACAATTAATTATTGAAGCTACGAAGTGCATGAAAAACACTCCGTACGCCATGAGAACATACCTTCAAACGTTTGACAATACGGTGAAGAAGTATGTTCCTTTGGATTTATTTCCCGACCAAGTTACATTGGTTGAAGATTACGACAACTATAACGAAAATATTGCCCTAAAATATAGACAAGCAGGGGTGTCAACGGTAACTGCTGCTTGGGCTTCAAAAAGACTTGTATTTGCCAAAAAGAATAACCCCGAAAAGGTTCTTATCATTGCCAACAAACTTGACACCGCAGTTGAGTTTGCCAATAAAGTTAGATCATTCACTGAACAATGGCCTCAATGGGTTGGAGCAGGATTCTCCCCTGACAAAAACGCCGCTCGACATTTTAAACTTATAAATGGATGTGAAGTTAAAGCCGTTGCAACTTCAAAGGATGCCTTACGTGGATATACTCCAACGATACTAATCTTTGATGAAGCCGCCTACATTGAAGCCGATGATGACTTTTGGGCTGCCTGTATGGCCTCACTATCTACGGGTGGTAAGGTTATTGTAATTTCTACACCAAATGGATACGATCCGATTTATTATGAAATCTACGATCAAGCGCTCAGAAAGATGAACACGTTCAATATCACTGAGATGTTTTGGTTTAAAGATCCAAGATACAATAAAGATTTACAGATGATTAAAACCGAAGATCTTATTGAATATCTTTTAAATCGAGAAAATTACCCTGACACAGAGATAGTTGATCTTACAGTTGAAAATTCATATGAGAGAGATTACACGATTGTAAGTGAATATTTGGATAAAGGATTTAAACCTTACTCGACATGGTTCGAGGGAATGGTTAAAAAACTTAAGTATGACAAAAGGAAAGTTGCACAAGAGTTAGAATGTAACTTCTTGGGATCAGGTGATAACGTGTTCGATGCCAACCAATTAATGAGAATTAAAGAAAATGACATTAAAGAACCAGATGGAAAGATGATGGCCGGTAATTTGTGGATATGGAAAGAACCTGTATTAACACACAAGTATATTATGGGTATTGACGTATCTAGAGGTGATTCAGAGGACTTCTCATGTATTGTGATAATAGACTTTGACGATAGAGAACAAGTGTTTGAATACGTCGGAAAACTACCACCAGACACATTGGCAGAAATCGCCTTCAAGTGGGGTATTATGTATAACGCATTTGCCGTTACGGATTTAACAGGAGGTATGGGTGTTGCTACTGCAAGAAAACTACAAGAGTTAGGATATAAGAACCTGTATGTTGAAGGTGTAACAGATAAAAACAAATATAAGTGGGATCCTAAAAGAGATGAAAAAATACCTGGAATTAATTTTAATAACAAACGTGTTCAAATTATTGCAGCGTTTGAAGAAGCACTAAGACATGATTTTAAAATTAGATCATCAAGGTTATTGAATGAAATGGGTAAATTCATATATGTTCATGGGAGACCTGATCATCAAAAAGGACATCATGACGATTTGATTATGGCGATATCTATGGCAATTTATGTCGGAGATACTTCATTCCAAAGTTTATCTAAAGTTGTAAGTCAAACAAAGGTTATGATTGATGCGTGGCATACAAGTGTTAGTGAAAATAAAAATAGGGCCGACTTTTTTAATCCTATGATACCTGCAGGTGGAACAAATAGTGGAAGGTATCCATCAGAAGCAACAAAAAGCGATTATCAAAAGTATTTATGGTTATTCGGGAAGTAATCTATTTAATATTTCCAGGAAACAAATAGAATTATAACATGAGTGAAAAGAACCTAACGGTCTGGCAAAGATTATCCCAAGCTTTTGGTCCTAATTCTCTTTTGAATCAAGATTATCCTACACTTAAATTTGATAAAAAAGAGTTATTAAGAACCCAAGATAAGGAGCAATATGAGCGTGAAAAACTTCAGGCACAGCAAACCTTTTATCTGTCCAACCAATGGGCGAAAGTTGAGAATAATATGTATTCTCAAGCGGTTTACTATGAACCAACAAGACTTGCATCAGTTTATGATTATGAGTCAATGGAGTATACTCCTGAAATTTCTGCCGCGTTAGATATCTACGCTGAAGAATCTACAACAACAAACGAAGATGGTTTTATATTACAAATTTATTCTGAGTCAAAAAGAATTAAAGGTGTATTAGCCGATTTATTTAACAATACGATGGATGTCAACACTAACTTAGCAATGTGGACAAGAAACACATGTAAGTATGGTGATAATTTTGTGTATCTTAAATTAGATCCTGAAAAA